TCGTTACTAAAGGAGTTAATCAATGGATCCTGATACTATTGAATTAAAGAATCTTTCAAAGATGTTTGCTTATACACAAGTAGCATCTGAGATAGATAGTTGTGATGACAAAGACACTTTGAAAAACATTGCTAAGTCTTTTTGTAAATTATATTATAAACAACAAGAAACAATGCAGATCATAGGACTATCAGATGGCGAGTAAGAATATCACCTTTGATCCAGACGCTGGTGTACCAAAGGGTGTTAACTTAATAATTCATACTGGCGCGGATTTCACTAATAATTTCAATGTAGTTGATACTTCTAACGCTGCCTTCAATTTCACTGGATACAGTGGATCTGCTCAGATGGCAAAGAGTGTTGCTGTTGGGGCAACTCTAGGAGTCACCACAAGTTTTACTGTGGGATTTACCAGTGCGTATGATGGCAAATTCAAAATTTCTCTGGGTTCAACGGACACTAGAAATTTAAAAGAAGGACGTTATGTTTATAATGTTTTGGTTAGTTCTGGTAGCACAATTTATAGTATTGCTAACGGCAATGTTTTAATCATTGCTGGAATATCTTCTGCCCCCTAAATATTGTATAGGAGAATAGTGGTTAAATGGCACAACCGTCAAGTAGGGCAGACTTAATTAATTACTGTAAGAGACAACTTGGTGCTCCTGTTTTAGAGATTAACATCGCTGATGAACAGGTAGAGGATATTATTGATGATGCTCTTCAGTATTTTCATGAGCGTCATTTTGACGGTGTTCTTCAGACATATCTTAAGTATAAGATTACTGAGGATGATATAAACCGTGGTAGGGCAAGAGGTGCTAATAATAATGCTGTGGGCATTGTCACGACCACTGCGACTACTACTATCGCAGGGACAGCAACCACATTTTCATATGAAGAGAATAGTAATTTCATAGAGATACCACCAGCAGTTATCGGTATCAATAAAATTTTTAGATACGATGGATCTCAGACTACTACTAACAATATGTTTAGTATTAAGTATCAAATGTTCTTGAATGATATGTATTATTTCGGATCTACCGAAATTCTGACATATGCGATGACGAAGAGATATTTGGAAGATCTTGATTTTGCTCTGAATACTGAGAAGCAAATTAGATTTAATCAAAGACAAGACAGACTTTACCTTGATGTAGATTGGGGTGATGTCAAAAAAGATGATTACTTTATCATTGATTGTTATAGACTGATTGATCCCAATGATTTCAATCGAGTCTTTAACGATTCATTCTTAAAAAGATATGCCACTGGATTGATGAAGAGGCAGTGGGGTCAGAATTTAATCAAATTCCAAGGAGTTAAACTTCCTGGTGGAGTAGAGTTAAATGGTAGACAAATTTATGATGACGCACAGAGAGACTTGGAAGTAATCCGAGAGCAGATGTCTACTACTTACGAACTTCCACCTTTAGATATGATCGGTTGATATTATGCTTAACCCGTTCTTTCAACAAGGTGCTAGGACAGAGCAGAATCTGCTCCAAGATCTAATCAACGAACAGTTGAAGATGTATGGGGTTGAGGTTCATTATCTGCCCAGAAAATACATTACAGAAAATTCTATAATCAGAGAGGTTGTACAATCAGCTTTTGATGATGCATATCCCATTGAAGCGTATGTAGATAGTTTTGATGGATATGGGGACAATCCAACATTGCTATCAAAGTTTGGTATTCAAGCAACGAATGAAATCACTCTGATCATTTCAAAGGAAAGATATGAGACTTACATCTCACCTCTGATCAAGAATGAGCAGAACATCAAACTCTCATCTAGACCAAAAGAAGGGGACTTAATTTATTTTCCTCTTGGAGATCGTTTATTCGAGATTAAGTATGTTGAGCATGAGAGACCATTTTATCAACTACAAAAGAATTATGTTTATGAATTGAGATGTGAACTCTTCCGTCTCGGTGATGAACTCATCGATACTGGAGTCGATAATATTGATGATGTTCTCCTTGGAGATGAGGCAACTGGTGTTAATGAAGATGGAATCTCAACATTGATTGGACCATCTCAGACTCTCACTCTGGTTGGAACTGGTGTTACAGCAGAGGCAACAATCTCCTTGTTTGATCATGGTATTCAGAGGTTTGTAATTTCAGATAGAGGAAGTTCATATCTCAATCCACCAAGAGTAGCAATCTCTTCAGCACCATCTGGTGGAAGAATTGGTATTGCTACAGCAAGACTTCTTAGTGGTATTGCTGCTTGTTCTAATACAATCGCAAATCCAAGACTTGGTGTAGTTCAAGAGGTTCTGTTGATTGATCCAGGAGCTGGATATGCGACCACCAATCCACCATCAGTGAAATTCTTTGCTGCCACTAATGACAATGGTGCCGGAGCAGCAGCAACATCAGTTATTAACACTGGAATTGTTGGTCTTGCTACCATTACAAACGCGGGTGCTGGATACACCGTAAACCCAATAATTACGTTTACTGGGGTATCTACCGTCTCTGCTGCTGCAACTGCTATTGTAAGCGCAGCAGGAACCATCTCAGCGATCTACTTCAGCAACTCTGGTACTGGATACACTGCTCTACCAACTATCACTATCTCAGATCCAGATCTTACTTCTACAGGTTCATTCACATTTAATGAAATTGTCACCGGATCCATTAGTGGAACCACGGCAAGAGTCAAGACTTGGAACTCTGTTACTAATGAGTTAGAGGTCTACACCGTCAGTGGTGATTGGACTGTTGGGGAGAAAATCGTTGGATCTTCTTCCGGTGCATCACATCAACTGAGAGTCATTAGTCTTGATCCAATTGACGATGGATTCGCAGATAATATCAATATCGAGATTCAAGCAGATTCTATTCTAGACTTCTCTGAGCGAAACCCCTTTGGGATACCCTAAATAAACTCACAAGGAATCTAAAAAATGTTTGAGTATTTTTATAACGAAATTTTGAGGAGAACCATTATATCCTTTGGTACTCTTTTTAATGGAGTGACAATCAAAACTACCAATGCAGATGATGATGTCGTCAACATCACCAGGGTTCCTTTGTCTTATGGTCCTACTCAAAAATTTCTTGCGAGATTAGAACAGCAAGCAGATTTGAATAAAGCTACTGCTATGACATTACCAAGAATGTCATTTGAGTTTACTGGACTTACTTATGATCCGGCTAGAAAGGTCTCTACGGTTCAGCAGTTCATAGTAAAAGATCCAGACAATGAGGCTGAGATTAAAAGGGCATATATGCCAGTTCCATATAATATGTCATTTGAACTGGCAATCATGACCAAGTTGAATGATGATGCCCTACAGATTGTAGAGCAAATCTTACCATACTTCCAACCATCATATAACCTTACAGTTGAATTAGTTGGATCTATTAACGAAAAGAGAGATATTCCTATTGTCCTAGAAAGCATCTCAATGCAGGACGATTATGAAGGAGATTACACTACCAGACGTGTTCTTCTTTATACCTTGAGATTTACTGCTAAAACATTCATGTTCGGTCCAATATCCTCCGCTACAAAGGATATCATCAAGACCGCAAAGATCAACTACATCTCTGGAGATTCCAGAAGCACAACTCGCGATATTACTTACAGTGCCACTCCAAGAGCAATCAAGGATTACACTGGAGAAGTCGAAACAACGATTACAGAAGATATTACTACATCAACAAGAGCATTCGATGTTGTTGATGCTAGTGGTCTTACTGCTAAGACTTACATTGAAATTGAAGGAGAAGAATTGTTCATCAACTCCATCAATGAAAATAAACTTAATGTTAAGCGTGGTCAGGATGGAACAACTGCTGTTGCTCACGTCAATGGTGCTCCCATCAAGATCATCAATGCTGCTGATGATGCTCTGGTTGAGTTTGGAGACGACTTCGGGTTTAGTGGGTCATTTTCATAATATATGTCTAAATTTGATGATCTAAACGATACCTTTAATGTTGAGAGTGAAGTAGTGCCTGAAAAGACAAAAGAGATACAGAAGATAGAAGAAGCAGCATCCTCAATGCAGGATGTGAAAAAGGACTATGAATACACTCGTGGCAATCTGTATTCAATCATTGAGAAAGGACAGGAAGCACTGAATGGTATTCTTGAACTTGCTCAAGAGAGTGAAATGCCTCGTGCTTATGAGGTTGCGGGACAACTGATTAAGAACGTAGCAGATGCGACTGACAAACTGATTGATCTTCAGAAAAAGTTGAAAGACATTGAGGAAGATAAACAGATAAGAGGTCCGTCTACAGTTAATAACGCTTTGTTTGTTGGTTCAACTGCTGAACTACAAAAACTTCTTAAGTCTGGACTTAAAGAAGAAGATAAATAAATCTGGGAGATAAATCCCGAAGTACTAAGTTACTAATAAAATGTCAAGAGAGGACTTACCTTCGATTGACGATTTCGCTGAAGAAAACAGCGATCTTCCGTCAGTTGATGAATTTATTACAGAAGAAGTTGAAGAGGAGTTACCCTCTGTTGAAGATTTTATTGAGCAAGAGAAAGAACTAATAAGCGAAGAAATTCAGACCATTGAAGATCTGAACGGAGATACTTTCGCAGAAGTAGAAGATATTGTTCCCCCATTTCCAGAATTAATTCGTCTGATTAACGATGTCAGGAAGGACATCCCAGACATCCCAGAGATTAAGTATTACGATAAAGAACTAGAGCAACTTGCTGAGCAGATCTCTCAGGTAAGGGAAGAGATTCCAGAAATCCCGGAAGTAAGATATTATGAGAGTGAAGTAGAAGCAATCTGTGAACAGATTGATGTTGTAAGAAATGAAGTCAAAGATCTTCCTGAAGTCAAGTATTATGATGAGCAGGTGGATGCTATTGAAGATAGAATTGACACTCTTCAAACAGAAGTCACAAATCTACCAGAAGTAAAATATTATGATGCTGAGATCGCGGCAATCTGTGAAGCAATTGACGCTGTAAAAGCATCTATTCCCAAGTTTCCTAAGTGGGTTAATGAAGTCAATGAAGTTCCCGACTTCTCATGGATTGGAAAAACTTTTAGTGTCATTGATGATGACTTTATCAAGATCAATGATTATATTGATACCTTAAGAGAGCGTGTTGACTATAACTTAAACGAACTTTCTGAGGATATTGATAAGAAGAAGTTTGAGGCAAAAGTAGAACTTGATACAAAATCTGAAGAGATTAATACAAAGATAAAGGAAGAGAAGGATAAGATTTGGAAAGAGATGCGTCAGTCATCTCTTCGTATTTGGGAGTATCATAAAGAATTCAAAGATGATGATCGTAAACTAAAGAAACAAATTCTTGGAGAATATAACACTCTCAAGAAGACGATCGATAAGAGAGTAAAAGAATATAACGAGAACAGCGTCAAGACAGATAAGTTGCTGCTTGACTATTTTGAAGATCTCAGAAAAGAAGTCTCCTCTCTACCCGAAGTCAAATACTATGATGATGATATTCGCCATGTAAAAGTTGATATTAAAGAACTGTTCAAACTTGTCAGAACAATCAAGACTGAACAGAAAGAGATTAAAGATCTTCAGGAAGGACTTCTCAATGAACCACCAGAAGAAAAAGAGTCTGTAGGAGGACAAGCAGATCCATTAACACCAATGGATCAGAAGTTTGCCACCCTTGATGATCTTGCTGGACACTACAGATTATTCATCAATAGAATCCAACAACAGATCTCCACCATTGGCGGTGGTGGTGCTGGATTCATCAAGGATTTGGATGATGTAAGTTTTGATCAAACCACAGGCACAAATGAACTGCTAATCTACAATGGTTCCCAGTGGGTTGGTATTGCCAGCACAGCATTGTCTGGTGCCCCATCTCAACTTGCAGATGTTTGTACTGGCACAAATCTGACAGTTACTAATTTATCTGTCACTGGCATTGCCACTTATGAAGATGTAAAGAACGTTGATTCTATTGGTATCGTTACTGCTAGAAGTGATGTACAGGTTGGTAGAAACTTAAACGTAGTTGGAATTGCGACAGTATCAGGTGCATTTTATATGCCACAATATACAACTGTTGCTAGAGACGCGGGCACTTTTAACGAGGGTGCGATGATATATAACACAACCGCACAAAAAATGGAATTCTATAATGGCACATCCTGGCAGTCACTGCCTGGTATGACTTTGGGTCTTACTGTAGCACTTGATGGATAATAAATAATAAGGAGTATTGCAACTCAATTGAATGAGCAACCCTCGTATTCCAAGAAAATCTGGGCAACCAGCAAATTCCAAAAAACATTCTGACCTCTACACGGATGAAAATCCAAAAGGTACGATTCATGGACTTGTATTCAAGGATGTTGCAACCTCTAAAGCATCTGTTTCTA